TGACGACAGAAGCATAACCGTAAATCATGCGTTGCTCATCATCAACCTTGGTAATCTTACCACTTGTTTCGAATTTAGTCATATCACCCACCGATGTATCTGCTTCCCACATGCGACAGGACCAGTAACCAGCCGTTGTCTTATCACTCTTGGTGTCGCATGAGTGGCGGGAGCGGAAATTAGCCCTAGCTTTGGGATCATCCCTACGGATTTCCATGTTAGGATCACCGAAAGTAACTCGCTTAACTCTGTCGCCAGCCTGAACGAAGACTTCAAACTTCTTGTTACCACCTTGGATACGACGAGGCTTGTTCAGAGTTACTTTTTCACCCTGATAGTCAGCCTTAGCGAAATCTACTTTGAGTACCTCAGCTACGATAGCCCTGAGAGCCTCTATACGGTCCACTCGCAAGCCGTCAGGCTGAGAACCGCCTTCTGAGGGGCCTTCTTCTTCGTCTTCCTCACCGTAGTAGCCTAAGTAGTCTTCATGGCTCTCAGCAGGCATATAAACGGCTTGACCATTGTACTCAGATACGTGAGTGGCTCCACCGAAACCCATATCCATACTACGGGCACGAGCTTCAGGCTCAGTAGTAAAGATGTCATTAGCGTATTGTGCTTTACGCAGAGTGGAAACCTTGTGGCCTACCATCTGACCTGTGGGCTTACCCTTGTCGTCTACAATCTCAATGCGGGCAGCAGGTTCTTCTTTAGACCCTGTGATCTTTACGGGGATACCTGAGACAGTGCCATCACGGACGATCTCACGGACGATACCACGAGCGGTTCCACCAGAAGAGTTCCAAGATACTTTTGATCCAACTTTCATTATGGTTCACCTTGTATTGTATTCTTGATTAGGATCAGGTCAAAGTTGGCTGTCACACGGGTGTTGCTAGATTCTACGTCCGCTGATCTAAGGTCTAAGTCAGACTTCTCTGTAAACTTGAGGGGTACAACAAACATATAGTTGTATTGCGCCTCATACACCTCGGCTATGTGTTTAATCTTAAAACTTTCGCCTTGCCCCCTAGAGTAAAACCTCACTTGAGCATCTTTACCCTTTTGTGCGGTACAACCTAGACTGACAAGATAAGCAGTGTAGCCTGCGGGAACCGTGTAGACACACATTAGGGTCTGCGAGTAGTCTACGTCAATGTTAGCAACGACAGTCCCGCCAGAAGAACCGGCATGAGCCGTAATAACACCCTCATTTGCACCTGTGTGGTTGTATATCATACGATAGACACGTCTAAACGTGCTGATGGTCGCAACTGGTGTAGTACCTGACATAACAACTATCTCAGAGGCTTCATTCCAGTCTTCGTCAAGACCGATAATCTCCAACTGACTTGTATCGTTACTGTTGTCTGACTTTACATAGATAATCTGAGGGTTGTCTAGTGCAGACCAAGGGTACAGTCCCCCGTTAGTCCAGATTGTCTCTGGGACAGTCCCAGCATCCAAGTCAAAGTTAGCACCAAACTTGTGGACAGCAGAGTAGCCATTAGATTCACCTTTAGCTATCGCTAGGTAATCATGCTCATATAGGTGTCTGGCCCACGTTGTCATCAGTTCAACTCTCGTGTAATCACCAGAGGGAGGCTACCAGTATTAGGGAAGGTCTCTACAGAAGCATCAGCGTAGGTCACTTCAAACTCTACATAGTAGGTTCCTACTGTAGCTGTATCACCAACCTGCCAGTCATACTGAACGACACCACCAAGGGCATTAGTGATTGTCATCTGCTCATCAAGAACCAGACCACCACCGATAGCCTTCATGTGCAGCATAACAGTAGCAGCAGTTAGGTTTACAGGTGCAAGGTTAGCATCAGAGAGGGTAGCCTGTAGGGAAGGCGAAGTGTCATTCTGTCCAATTCTAAATGCCATTACGCTGCCCTATTTTGGTTATTGCTAAATGTAGCTGTGTTTGTCGTTCTGCTAAATGTAGCTGCATTAGTTGCTTCAGATAGCGTAGCTGTGTTGTCAGAGTTAGCTGTGACTGAAACTACTCTTTTCTTGGAGGCATTGATGGCAAGTTGTCCAACAACAGGGATACCAGTTGTAATGCTATCGGCAAGAAGTACGAACACAACAGTAGCCGTGGTGGGTTGAACAACAGGTTGACCAGTAGTAATACCATCAGCCGACAGATTATGGTCTTGACTTAGGTCAGAAGCATCAACCGTAGTCTCACCAGTTGTTATACCCTCAATGGAAATAACGACAGTAATCTGAGCGTTAGTTTCACCAACAGTGGGTGGTGCTGTAGTAATGTTAGCTGCTGTGAGCGTATGCACCTGACCGATAGAGGATGCACCAACAACAGGCTGACCTGTAACAATAGCAACGGGAATTAGGGAATGATCTTGCGTAAGATCGGGAGAGCCTATCGTTGGGACACCAGCCGTGACAGGATCAGCATTAAAGGTCTCATCTTCCGACATCGTAATTGATGGGAGAGTGGGCTGGCCTGTGGTGATAGCAGTAAGCGTAAGGTCATGCTCTTGGGCTACGCTAGATGTGCCCACAGTGGGCTGACCTGTGGTGACCCCATCAGCAGAAATAGCCGTTGTGAGAGCAATGTCTGGCGACCCAAGGGTAGGTTGTCCTGTCGTGATATCGTTTGCTGCTAGCACATGCTCTTGAACAACCGTTGATGACACAACAACAGGCGATCCTGTCGTCAAACTATCGGCAGTCAGGTCTTGGTCTTGGGCAATGCTTGAGGCACCAACAACAGGTGATCCTGTCGTCAAAGCATCTGGTGCTAAGTCATGATCTTGGGCAATGCTTGAGGCACCAACAACAGGTGATCCAGTCGTAATGTCATTAAGCAGGTAAATTACGTCAGCAGTAACCCCATCATCCGCAAGCGGTGCAGAGGCGAGAGGGCTAAAACCTAGCATTGGTCACTCCTAAGGTTTAGTGGGCCAGACGACACTAAACGGGAACCCATCCTGATCTGGCACATCGCGCAGGGCTTGACGGTAGGTTGTCATTGCCTCGCCCATTGTGTTGTCGCTTAGGGCTTGCCAGTCGGTGTCTTGCAGGAGTTGGTCACGATGGTTGCGGATTTCTTTTGAAGCCCTTTCACCTTTTCCAGCATCGTAGGTCTCATTTTGTGCCTTCAATTGTTCAACTTCTGTAGCCGTAAGTTTCATCAGTTTTCCGTTGACATATTTATTCATCACAACCGCCTTTAATTCGATATTCCATACAAAGCAAAAACGCCGCCAGATATACTTCCAGAAGTTGCCTTAAATCTGATCCCATTTCTAACTGCGCCGTTACCATAGTTGGACCCAGAGGAGATTTGTGGTCCGTATCTACCCGTAGAGTTAAGTTGCGAAACTCCAGTGGAATACACGACAGCCCTGTTAGCCGTATTCATGCCAGAGATGTTTACCGAGGCTGACGCCATTAGCACATCGGAACTTCCCACATCACGAAGCAAGACTATACTTGAACCGTTTGTAGATTGAATTGACACCCAAGAACCCTGACTGCCGTAGTAATGTTCGTACCTGTAAGAGGTTGTGTCGGGTGTACCGCTATTCAAGATTTGAGCCTCAAGAGCCGTGGAATTGCTGCTCATATAGAGTTTGTCAATAACCGCAACGTAATGGTCGTAGCTAGTGAGTCCCGTGAAGTCCACGCTAGAGGCGTTTGAAGTTACGGTAGTAGTAGAAATTAAGCTCCAAGCCCCGCCACCAGCCGCAGCCCCATCAATCGTCAGAGAGCCACTGGTAGCAGAGATGTCGTTCGTCTGGTGATTGATGGTTACTGACATTTATACAGCCTCCGAACCGTTCATATCGTCCTGAGCCATGACCCAAACGTAACACTTATCGAGGAAGTTACCCCCACCAACTTCAACATCAGCCAAATCAGCGTGATAACGGCGGAAATCCACTTCACGGGTATCGTCGTCAGGTGTGCCAGTGGCATAGCCCGCAACGTCAATCATTACGCTGAATTTAGGCCCGTCACTTGCACGCTGGCGACTGATTGCTGCTGTAGCAATGCGGAAGTATGCACCTGCAAACGGTGTGCCATACTGCGATGTTGTCATATCAATCTGGATTGCCATTAGTACGTTACCTCGCTCGTGTTCAAAGTGGCGACCCAGCGAATGTTTGTTGCTGCTGCGCCTGTGACCTCGATCTTGAGGCCACCGTTTGTTGTGTCCGCTGATAGCGCCATGCCCCATGCAGGCGTGTTGTCGAGGATGGTTGTGGCGCTGTTTAATAGCACTGTGGTGCCTGCTGAACCTTCCCTGCGGATAAGACCTTCGACTTTCCATGCGGCTGACTCTGTGCCGCCGGATGCCTGTTGACGGGCTACGATGGTGCCGTGAAAGGCAAAGGCTGAGTTGTTCGGGAGGATGATTTGATTAACGGAGGTAGCGGTGCCGTTGGTAGTGGTCAGTGCTTCTGGTGTGGCGTCGGTAGTGTCAGAACGCAAGACAAAAGTTCCGGTTTGGGCATCCCCATTACTAGAAAATCTGCCCGCACTAAAGGACATAACCCCGTCGATATTTGCGACAGCCCGAAACCCAAGCGCAAAAGAGTTTGTTCTTTCTGCCGAGACAATAAACCCTAAAGCAACAGAGTAATTACCTAGAGCAGAGGCGCTAGAGCCAGCAGCAAAAGACGCTTGACCAGATGAGATAGCTAGATTTCCAAAAGCAAAAGAATCGCTGTCATCGGCCTTAGCCCTATCCCCCATAGCAATCGAGTTAGCCCCAGTAGCGCCGTAGCTTGAGGTGTTGTTGGCAATAGCTGCTGCGAAGGAGTCTGTGCCAGATGCGTATGAACCACCGAGAGCCATAGCGCCTCCACCGCCCCCTGCTGGACAAGTCGATGGTTGACTTGAGGAATTGCTGCCTATCGCAGTGGTGTTTACTTGCAGTGCTTGCGCGCCTGCCCCACCGATTGCAGTTGCCCGTTCCACTGCATCTGTGTTCGAGCCAATCGCTATACCATTCGTGCCTGTTGCCGCTGCGTTGTTTCCAACTGCAAACGATGAAAGACCGCTAGCCAGAGCATTTCTTGTGATGGCAACTGCGTTTGTATTTGTAGCTTGGGCATTTGTACCAATTGCCACAGCATTTGTACCCGTAGCAGAAGGGGCAGTAGGGCTGCTTGGGTTCTCAGCATACAACTCAAGAACAGGCGCAAGGTCTTCAGCCGCAGCCCCAACAAACACCACCGCAGAGCCTGAAAGGTTGATAGCTGCGTCAGCGTTGGAACTCTCAAGGACAGTGCGTGTAAGGGTGGTCCCAGACGCCGTGTAGGTGCCTGTGCCGATCTCCCAGTTGGTGCCGTCTTCAATGACGTAGCGAACCACATCAGCGTCAACCACGCCAGCATCAGCAAAGGTCTGGTAGCCACTCTCAGCAGAGCCAAGCGTGATTGTACCAGTGCCAGTTGTAGCAGTGGATACTTTGGCTCTGTTTACGAGAGTGACCATGTGAGACTAACCTTAGACTGGATCAGGGATGCCGATAGCAACGGACGACAGCGTGAACGTGTTGCCTGATGTGACAGACTGCGATGCTGTCAGGGTGCTCGTTGCCAGCAGGCGGCTGTTCACAGTGTCCACAATGGCGTAGTGGGTTGCAGTGCCAGTGCCAGTGACCGAGCCGTCAGTGATAGCAGCCACGACAACCTCACGACCACCGCCAGCGCGATCTGCGGGCGCACCGATGGACAGGCTAGTGCTGTTACCCAAGGCGTATGTCGCATTGGCCTCAGTGTATGTCGTAGCCGCCTGAGATGTAATGACGATCTTGTTTGCTTCTGTGTCGAGAACGGTCAAGCCGTTGTCAAACACTCTGTTGTCTAAAGTGGCCATGATTATCTATCTTCCTTATAGTAGCTTGCTGCGCTTAGCGTGTTGGTTGGGGTTCCTGTGTAGCTTGAACGCCAGCATCAGGATCGTAGTTTAATTCAGCAATACCCATAAGGTCACTAATGACTTCTGGATGAGACGACACATCAATACCTGCACCATTAAGGTTACGAAGGAACGAGGCAATCTCACGAAGATCGTGGGGGG